ATAATTGATAAACACATTGAAGAAAACAAAAAAGAAGTAATGCTTGAACGTGAGGAACTTGAAAAAGAAGCTGCCATAATTGCCCATGAATTGATAGAAAAAGAACTAGAAAAAACTAAAGGCAATTTATAAATCATGTCTCTTAATCCTTTGATTTTATCCTCCCCTGAATGGGAAAAACAAGAAGCAGAATCTAATAGACAATATTTCTTTGCAGGTTTATTCATACGGTGTGATGACACAGTAGAAGAATTTTATTCAAGAATGAATCAAGAATATATCACTAATGGTAAAGATGGTTTTTTAGATTATGCTCCATACAGTTTACCGTATTTTCGTGAATTATGCACTAATCATCACTGGATTTCTAGACGTGAGATTAAAAAAACTCATGATCTCAATAAGATGTTTGATGAATTAGATGAGATTGAGAATGAGCGTAAGGTTGAAAGGTTTCGTTTGAAAGAGAGTATTGAGTTTGAGGCTTTAGAGCAACTTGAAGATAAGGTTAAGTATGATGATAAATTGACTGGTGGGCAGTTTAAAGATTTTACTCAAGGTGTTCGTAACTTGCAGGATTCTCGTAATATTGATCGTGAGAAACCTACGGATTATTCTAAACAGAAAGTGGAAGCTGAGGTTGAAGCTGGTGTTGAAACTAATATGAGTATTGAGGATAATCGTGCTTTATCTGAAGTTCAGGCTATGTTTATGCAACCGGAATTTGTTGAATTGAATAAGAAGTTAATGGATAAGACCGCAGATGAGCTCCAAAAACGCAGAAACAGCGATGAATAAAGGGTTTGGTATTGAGCAATTTGCAATGTATGCTAGTGGTGGTGCTTGGATACCTTTCCGTCATTTAATACTTGTTTGTGAATTGTTAATGTATGTGGTTCAAGGCCGTTTATCTCGTACAATGATTTTCATGCCTCCAAGGCATGGTAAAAGTGAACTTATATCTTACTATTTTTTAACATGGTTATTTGGTTATTTTCCAGATACTCATGTCATATTAGCTACGCATAGTGCCCGTTTTAGCCGGAAATGGGGTAGGCGTGTAAGAAATCTATTGAAAAAATTAGGTAATACTGTTTTTCCGGAACCTATTAATATTTCACAGGATAGTCAAGCTGCGGATATTTGGGATATTGAAGGTCATAAAGGTGGTCTTGTTACTAATGGTGTTGGTGGAGCTATTCTCGGTGAGGGTGCAAATGGTTTTTTAATTGATGATCCAACTAAAGGTTTCAAAAAAGCAAGGTCAAAGACTCATCAGCAGGAATTAAATGATTGGTGGTTTACTGAGGCAAAGACCAGGTTAAATGCAGATATTGAGAATGGTCGTAAGCCTTGGGTAGTGGGTATTTGGCAACGATTGAATATTAATGATTTAGCTGGTCAAATCTTGTATAAAAAAGATGGGGATAAAAGAGTTCCTAATGAACCTCAAATGCCTTTCCATGAAGCTATTGAAATTTTACGTAATGGTGGGAGTATTCCTTATGGTACTTGGGTGATATTGAATTTGCCTGCTATTGCACAGGAAGATGATCCATTGGGACGTGAGGTTGGTGAGCCTTTATGGGAAGAACAAAAACCATTGGATGAGCTTGAGCAAATCAAAAGTGAAATGGGTAGTTTTCGTTTTAATGCTGTTTATCAAGGTGAGCCTCGTGAACCTGAAGGTAATGTATTCTATCGTAAATGGTTCAGTAATAGTAAGGTTCCGGATAAAGAGATGGATGAGATGGTAAAGAAACTTCCTTGTCTTAGGTATTGGGATTTGGGTGCTAGTGGTGAGGATGGTGATAGTACTGCTGCATCACTTACTTATTGGGATGGTGAGTATATGTATTGGAGTAAACAGTTAAAAAGGAAGCTCACTGCAAAAGGTGTTATGGATTATTTTAATGATATTACTGTTCGTGATGGTAAAAAGACTCATGTGCGTATTGAGCAGGAGCCGGGTGCATCTCCATTGGTTTTGATTAATAATTTGAAACGTCAGCCTCAATTAAAAGGGTATCGTATAAGGCCGGATAAAGTTAAAAAGGCTGGTGATAAGTTGACTAGGAGTTTTGATTTGCAGGCTTTGGCTGAGGATGGTAAGGTGTTGATTGCTGAGTCTATTTTTGAGATGGTTGTTGAGGATCTTGTTGAGTTTACTGGTGAGGATGGTGGTGAGGATGACCTTGTGGATACTGGTACTGGTGCTGCTCGTTATTGGACTCGTAAACGTAAGAAGGTTAATGCTTAAATTTTATGGTTTTGTTTAATGTTTAATGTTTATATGTATTATTATGTTCATTTGGATTTTATGAAATCCAGTAATTTGGATTTTTGTGTTTAATAAAATTAGTGAAAAACTAAACAATTATAAAAATGATGGAGATGTAATGGAAAATGACTAAAAAAGCAGATTCATTCATAGTTGCTATAGATGATGATGAGAATATTAATGTAATTGATAAACTTGAGATGAATAAATACCGTGTAGGTGCAAGTAAAGCAGAGGTTGACCCAAAAACTGGAAGTAAACAAGTACCTCCAAAGAATTTAACAGTAGGAAAAAATATTCAAGAACCTAAGTACAATCCAAACTACCTAGTAGATCTACTTGACATCTACAGTTATCACGAAATGTGCGTAAACGCAGTAAGTACAGACGCCGGTGGAATAAACTATGACATCTCACCAATAATGGACAGAGAACCAATCGAAGCAGAGAAAAAAAGATTCATGGAAATACTAGATGCAAGTAAACCCGGAATCAACACACATATAAGAAGATGCCTATACGACCGTAGAAGCATAGGTTACGGTGCAATAGAAGTAATCCGAGAATCCGTCAGTGAATCACCAATAACACGATTAAATCACATTCCAGCTCATACTCTCAGACGTCACTACGATGAAAAAAGAGTACTATTCCAAGATAACCTAGGAAATGAAGTATGGTACGTAATATATGGTAAAAACTATGATGAAAATGGTAATCTTTGTGATGTTCATGCAGACACTGGTGAATTCTACCCTTACAATAGTTTATCTGAAGAGGAAAGAGCTAATGAGTTATTATGGACTATGCAATACGCACCAGGTACAAGTTATTATGGAAGACCACCAATAATAGCAGTAATACCATCAATCCAAGGAGACTTATCCGCAGTAGCATATAATGTAAGCTTTTTCAAGAACATGGGAATGCCGAAATTCGCAGTTACCGTAACAGGAGATTTCATCGATTATGATGAGGAACCTTATATTGAAGGTGACAATGGAGAAAAAGTAGCAAATCCAAATTATGATGAAACACAAACATTACGTTATAAAATTGGAGAGCAAATAAAACAAATTATCAAACATCCTCACAGTGCATTATGTGTAACAATTCCTTCAGAAGGAGAGGAAGGAAACGTTGAAATCAAAATCACACCATTATCTGTTCAAACTGAAGACGGCCACTTCAGAATGTACCGTAAAGACATCAGAGATGAATGTATACACAGCCATCAAGTAGACCCATCAAGGCTAGGAATCTTTGATGCAGGGAACCTGAATGGAACTAACAGTGAAAACACTAAACAATCATATAAATACGGTACAATAGCAACAATAAAAGCAGATGCAGAATCCATGATAAACCAACTAAGAGAAGAACTAGAAATAACCAGTTGGGAATTCAAAATTGTTGATGTAGACCCAATAGATTACAGTAAAGATATTGAATTAGCTGACTTCTTATTCGCCCGTGGAGCAATGACTATCATTGATTTAATTGATAATTTCGGTGAACCCTTCGGATTAAGTATAGACAACCGTGATGACCCATATTTAACAGCAAGATACATTAATGGAGTTCCACTAGAAAGAGTTTGGAGTAATGAAGAAAATCCATATCGTGAAATGGATAGTATTCTCGGAAACGTAGAAAGGAAGTTAAGAGGTGAACAAATAAATGGCAATAACTTCCACAGAACTGAAAAAACAAATATTGGCCTCGAAGATTAGTCATGTTCGTAGCTTAAACTTAGAAAAAGCATTGGAATATGATTTAAACTCATTTTTCAAAAGCTTAAAAGAAAAAGTTATACATGAACTAAAAGAATACTGGCCAGATAATGATGGAGTGTTATTACAAGGCCAACTAGACCTTATTTTAGCCCCAATATTTGAATCACAACAGGAATACTATAATATTCTACGTGAGTATAATATTAAAGAATATGATTCAGGTTATAAACAAGGCCGAAGATTAGTTAATCTTGCTAGAAAACCATTATCCAGTTTCAAAAGTGAATCCAATACCATTAAAGTTAACAAATTAGCTAACTTAAAAGTTGATAAAGATGAGTTATTCGGAACTAATGATTGGACACAACAAAAATTATTAGATCAATCTTTCACTGCAAGTGAAAACACTATGAATCGTGTTGACAGTGACATCAACAAGATTATAAGTGATGGGTATAAGAGTGGTCATGGAATAAACAAAGTAGCAGCCAATATAGAAAACAGATTCCAACAATTACAAACATGGGAATCTAAGCGTATAGCACGTACAGAAATACACAACGCCCACCAAATGGGAATAATGAACATTTACCAGGAAATGGGCGTACAATACACACAATGGACATCAGCACACGACAGTAGAGTAAGAGGCCATAAACCAAAAGACAAAGCCAACCACATTATAATGGATGGAGAAATCATACCACTAGGCGGAACCTACAGTAACGGCCTACAATATCCCGGAGACACCAAAGGCCCTATACATGAATGGATTAACTGTAGATGTGGAAACGTTCCATATATCATACCAGACGGTTACATAGCACCACCTGGAATGGCACAGTTCCACGAAAAAGACTTAATACCAACACTAGACAACTGGAATCAAGATGAGTTAATCGAACTTGCAAATCAAGAAGTTAAATCTCTTCCATCTGAAGGCGAAATAATAGAAGAACTAAGAAAATCTGATTTTGATATTTACAGATTACCTCCTAATGAACGAGAATATTATCATAAACTTAAGAAAAATCATGACATCTTAAAAGAAGCTCTTGAAACTAAAAATTACAATAAACTTGATCAATTAGACCACTCAGCAGCAACCATGATAGAATCCAAAGAAAGTGTTAAAGAATTAGGAGAGGATTTTCTAGAACTGGCTAAAGAAGAGTTAGACGATTATGCTCTTGATATTTCAGAATATGAAAAAATAATCAAAGACAAAAATATCAAAGTTACAATCGAACCTAAACTCCTCAAAGGAGGGTGGAAAAATGATGCATTAAAAGATAATTATCATTGTTATAATCCTGAAACTAAACAATTTGAACCCTTCAACACTGATGAAAAATTCATCAAATACCACTTTAAAAAAGAGAATTTAACTATCTATGAATCAGCAGATATGGACCATTCAAGAGTAATTCATGTCTATGAGAACTATAAGAAATTACCCAAAAAATTGCAAAATACAAATGAAATAGTTCTAAGTAGTCAAAATCCTATTAGTAAAATAGACCCTACCGTCACATATGGAGGATATGTTAAAAAAGGTGAGGGCACCCGTATTATAGAATTCAAAAAGACACTAAACGAAACTATAGATACAATAGTTCATGAAGCTACACATAACCTTGAAAAAGACCAATTATATTACATTAGTAACAGTAAAGAATACGTTTTAGCATTTAAAAAAGACCAAAAAAGATTATTAGCCCAAGGAAAAAGATTAAAAGAAACTTATGTCACTGAATATTCATACGGGTTTACGGAAGCAGCGCTGGAATCTAATTCTCCTGCAAATAGGGCATATGGGCATAGAATTTATTCAGAAGATTTAGCTGAATCTATGAAAAAATATTTAAGAAATAAAAAATCATTTGCAGAAGATTATCCTGAAAAAGCTAAAGTTCTTGAAAAAGTATTAAATGATGGATTTAAACCTAAAACAACAACTCCTTATAAAAAATGGTGGGATATTGAAAGTGAAAGATTTAAATTAACTCCAAAAGAAGTTAAACGAAATCAAGAACTAAAATGGAAACAAACAGATTTAGCTTTAAACGGTAAAAAATTAAGTTCAAAAGAACTAAAAGAACTAGAATTCTATGAAGATAAAACTACATTTGATTATTTATACAATAAAAAAATTGATGGTGAACTTCTTGATAAATCTGAAGAAAAAGCTTTCAATGCCATAAGGAAAAAATGGAAGAAAAAACTAAAAATACCTAATGAAATTTTATCTGAAGAAATCCCTCTTAAAGAAGGAAAATATTTTAATAAAAAAGATATTTCTGAATATAAAAAATTAAAAAGTTTAGAAATAGAAGGTAAATTAAAAGGATTCAAAAATCGTAAAAAATTAGAATTACTTGAAAATCAGAAAGAATTTGATTCATTAGATAAAAAACTAGTGAAAAATGGGAAATTGTCTCATGAAGATGCGATTAGATATAAAAAATTAAATAATAATCCTAAACTTAAGAAAAAGTTTAACTTATCTAAAATTGAGGATACTTTAAAATTAGAGGGTAAAACTAAGAAAAAGAATATTTTTGATGACATTCCAAGAAGAGAAAAATCTAAATGGGATAAAAATGTTGATGAAATAAAAGAAACAAAACATTCAACAATAAATAACAAGAAATATGTTAACCGTACTAATGAATCACAAGAAGCCATAGATGAAATGGTAGAAAGACAAAAATTAAATGCACATAATAAAGAGTTAGCTAGAACTTGGTCTGGAGATGCAAATATTTCAATGAATCAATATTTAAATGGAGAAGAAATTGATTTAGAGTATGGAGAATTTTCTTCAGTTAACAAATTGAAAGAATCTACTGATGAATTAATTGATTTAATTGATAATATGCCTGAAGAAAAATGCATACAAGAAGACACTTTATTCTTTAGAGGGACTCGTGATGATAAAGTTGATTTGACCATGTTTATTCCAGATGGGAAAACAAGAAAATTGAAAACACTAACAAGCACTTCTTATAATGTAGATACTGCAAGTGATTTTGCTGAGTATACAGATATTGATGGGTCTCAAGGATGGATCCTTAAAATACATGCTCCTAAAGGAACTAAAGGAGTGGCATTAAATGATGATATTTCAACAGCACCTGGTGAATGTGAATATTTGCTTAGTCCAAATCAAAAATACATTACTCATAATGTGGATGAAGAAAATAAAATAATTGAAATTGAATTAGTAAGTTAAGGTGTATTAAATGGTTCGTATAAGTTATGATAATAAATATAGATTAATCGATGAGGATTATTTAGAGGAAAATATTAATGAAATATTATCGTTAAATGAGTATATCCCATCTATTTTAAGAAGTATTATGATTGAGATATATATTGACCCTATAGTTTATGATCAATGGAAATCTTCAATGAGAAAAGAAAATAATAAACCTCTTAGAAGGTTTTACATTAAACAAAGGGCTTTACGTCAAAATTTAGCTTATGAAGGTACAGGACGATTAGGTTTATTGTTAGAATTATTAATCTTCATAGAATTACATCCTCAGTTTGAAGGTATTATTAAAGATTGGGATTATCTTGATGAATTGGTAGATAAATGTGAAAAAGAATATGATATAAATATTATGGATTACATAAATAATTATAATGATTTACGGAGATTATTTAATGATTTAAGGAGGTAAACTATGTTATCTTTTGTTGGTGATCATACTGAAGAAATTATAAACTTTCCAAATGGAATGTGTGCAAAAATAGATTTTGGAAATGTAAAACGTGGGGATTTTGGAGGTTTAAATTCTTGTAATATGAATGATTATCGTAGAGTTAGATTGTATGATAAAGATAATAATTTAATTTCTGAAACTATTGAAGAAAACCCTCATTTCTGCCCTGGACGTGGCCCTCTTCCAGATGAATTTTTTGAAGGGCATGATCCTAAAGTTATTTTCTAATTTTTATTTTTTTACTTTTCAAATGGTCTCTCTAAATTTATTTAAATGAGTTTGATACTATTTTTATATGTAAACTAAACTTTTTTTTTTAGATGTGTGTCCGAGTGGTCAAAGGAGATGGACTTAGGATTCATTGTATTAGTTGCTACATGGGTTCGAATCCCATCACATCTACTAAAACTATCTTTTTTTTATTTCGGAATTTTATTCCTTACAGTGTATATTGAAGAGAACTTAATTTTTTTTATCTAAAATAAAAATTATATTCTCTTTCCCCCCATCCATTAAAAAAAAAAGAAAATTTTTTTTTAAAATTTTAAGGTATAGGTTTAAAAAATATTGTTTCATCGCTTTTTTCATTTTTTTAAAAGGGAATCATAGGGGAAAAGAAAATAAAAAAAATAATTAGATTGAATTTTGAGTTCTCATTCATATTTCCATAAAACTATCTTTTTTAAAAGGGAGGAGTCGTTACTATCAAAAGGAATGTAATAACCCAGGAAAAGGACGGTTCAGTAATACTCACTGCTCCAGTCATGATACCTGGTATTCCAGACTGTGACTTTAGCCGTGGTGAACCTCCTTTAACAGTCGAACAAATAAAAAATTTTGAAAAAACTTACCATGACTACCATTTGAGTGATGATGAACACAAATTCGAGTTCACTGGCCATACCATTGGAAAACCGGTAGAATCTTTTATTCTTGAAAAAGACACTGATTTAACTTTACTTAACGGTTCTAAGAAAAGTTACCCTAAAGGTACATGGATGTTATCTACCCGTATCACTGATCCTGTAGCGGTGCAGACTGCTTTGGATGGTGGATATAATGGTTATAGTCCAACAGTTAAGAATCGTGAAGTAGCTGATAGGTTGATTTCAGCTTTGAAAAGTCGAATTCTTACTTATTCTGAGTTTATGGGTGCGTGTAAAAGTCATAGTATTGATGGTTTGATAAAAGATGTGGTGGATCCTGTTGTCCTGTCTGTTAGTTTAACTCGTAAACCATGTCAGCATCATAGTAAGTTTTGCAAACATGATATTTTAGGTGAAAATATGTCTGATGACACTAAGAAAATGAAAGCTAGAGTTTTAAATGCTTTGGGAATGAGTGAGGAAGCTGAAGTTTCCGCACTTAAGAGTCAAGTTGATGAATTGGATGAAAAAATTGATGGTATGGAAGAGAAATTTGAATCTTCTTTAAAATCAATGGAAGAGAACTTCACTAAAACATTAAAAGAAGTTTTAAAACCAGTGGGTTCCAGTAAATCTAAAGGAAAGAATGAAGAGGAAGAGGAAGAGGAGGAAGGCGAAGGTGAAAACAAACCTAATCCTAATAACGGTGAAACCAAACCTCCTGAAAATCCTGAAGACGAGGAAGAGGAAGAAGGTGAGGGTGAAACCAAACCTCCCGTAAAGAAAAAGAAAGGAGCTAGTAAAAGCAGACCATTACACAATAATGGTGATCCAACTCCTAAAGAAGAAATTAGCACTTACAAAGCAATGGGTAGAAACCCAGATGGAACTGCAAAAACAATTTAAGGTGATAAAATGGTAGATATGAATGCAATTTTAAAAGCAATCACTGCTCGTAACACTACAGGTGCAAGTAAATCCATGCGTGAAGACATGGCTGAATATGGTGGAATCTTAGACCGTGAACAATTTAACCAATTCATGAGAGATGTTGAATTCAACACATCAATCTTGAAAGATGCAGCATACAAAAAAATGAACCGTGAAAATGTAATCACTACTGGAACACTCATAGAAGGCAGAGTATTACAAGATGGTTACATGGAAGATTCTAGACAAACTAATGCTAACTTAAATCCTGCTGTAATTGGATTTGGTAAATCCGAATTAACCGCTCACAAATTAAGAGCAAAAACATTCATTGATGACGATGATTTAGAAGACAACATTGAAGGTGAACAATTCCAGACCACTTTATTATCTATGATGGGTGATAAAATTGGTGAGGATTTAGAAGCTATCGCAGTATATGGTGATACTAGTCTTGATTATACTGATCAACCTTTATATCATACTTATGACGGTTGGATTAAACAATCCACTAAAACACTTAAATCCAGTGAAAAAGCTTCTGGTAATGCAGTTGATTTCAATGTGCATGAAGATACTATTGAAGCATTATTTGATAGTATTATCCGTAATGTTCCTCCACGTATCAGACAATCCAAATTAATGAGTAGATTTGCTATTTATGTTCCTTATGAGGTTGAAGATGCATACAGGAACCTTTTAAAATCACGTAATACCCAATTAGGTGACCAGATGCAAACTGGTGATGCTCCTTTAATGTATAAAAAATATCCTATTAAATACTCTCCAATATTGGATGATGAGGAAGCAAGAGAAATTCTCAATTATGCTCCTGTTGTTGGGGGTACTCCAGACCTTTGGAAATGGGGTGTTTATAAAGATGTTAAAATGGAACCTAAACGTTTACCGGAATTAGAAAGAACTGAGTTCTATTTCAGAACTAGATGTGATGTAAGTCTTGAATGGAATTCCAGTTTCACTACTGCTCAATTAGATTTAAGTGAAATGGATGTAATCCAAGACGAAGCCAAAGTATAAAAATGTGATTTTGTATGGCTTTAAAAAAATGGCATGAATTATCCGTTGAATTACGCAGAAGCTTCTATAAAAGATGGAATTATCTTGCTGGTGAGGTAGATGGTCTTAAAAAATGGCATCAGTTAGGGCCTCACCTCCGCAGAAGCGAATCTGATAGATGGAATTATCTTGCTGAGTTTATTGAAGGTTTAAAAAAATGGCATCAGTTAGGACCACACCTCCGCAGAAGCGAATCTGATAGATGGAATTATCTTGCTGATACATTAAATTCTGAGGATACTACTCCAGAACCCGAACCTGAAACTCCAGTTACAAGAAATTTTGAATTTTATAGTGATTCAGAAGGAAATAACCAAATGAACAGTGGAGTTGTCGAACCAACTGGAGAAACAAAAGATAATTGTATCCAAATTATAATAACTGAAGCGGTTAATTCTGCTTTGGTAGGTCAAAAATTCTATGTTGATTCATCTGCAATTAATGGAACTATTTATCCATTGTATGTCATAGCTAATGAAGAGTTGAGGGCTGCCGGAGTTTACATTAAATTTGTTGATGATGAATAATTAAGGAGTATGATTTTTTTATGTGGATTGATGTAGATGATGTAAAACAATTTACGGGTATTCAACCTAAACATTTAAAATTATCAGCAGAAGATGACAGTAAATTAGATGAAATTCTTGAAAAGTGGATTTCTCAATCTGAAGATATGATTAAATCATACACTAACAATCAATTCAAAAATGATAACGTTCCCGATGCAGTACAAAATGTATGCTTAAGACTCACAGCAAACATGATTTCATTAGCTATAGAAAGAAGAGACACACCCCGAACAATAGTAACAGACTGGGGCACACGTGTCTCATCTTCAAAAATATTCACTGAAGATTTAAAAGAAGATTTAACTCCATTTATCAAAGAAAAATCATCATACAAAAGCGACAAAGTATCATTCTACGCAATAACTGGAGAGTGATTAAAAAATGGTGACTGTTAGAATAACAATCGATAAATCACACTTAACTAACTTAAATGAAAAAATCCCAAAAATAAAAGAAAAAGGATTGAATTTAGCTAGTCAGTACATGATTAATCGATTGCAAAAAAACAGTCCTGTAGACCATGGTCTGCTTAAAGGTTGGTTTGTATTTGATTATACTTCAGGAGAGGAAGTAAAAATTAAATCACCAGCCCATTATGTAACATTTGTAAATGATGGTACTGGTGTTTACGGGCCTTATAACACACCTATCTACAGTAAACACATAGGCAAACCTATGGCATTCCAAGTAGGTGGGCAAATGGTATATACTAGAATGATAAGAGGACAAAAACCTCAAAAAATCGTGGAAAGAAGCATAGCTGAAGTCGAAGGTAAACTCGGAAACTTATTCATTAAAGCAGTAAGGGAGGTTCTAAATTGAATATATATGAAAGAATAGACAATATTTTTGAAATAGTCCAAGATTGTATTGAACATGAAAGACAAGAAAACGGACTACTAGAAAACGTAAATGATGTCATCACTATATACAACAACGAATATGGCGTAGACACACCAGGAATATGGATCATACAACACCCAATCACTGCTGCTAGTGATGATAACTTAAGTCAAGAATTAACATTGAAATATACAATAGAATTTGTCTGTATTGAATACGACCCCGACCCTGAAACTGCTGAAAAATTAGCAAAAAAATTAGCTGGAAATGTAGCAATAACTATTAAAAAAAATTATCGCAGACTCCAATATGAAAAATTTGAAGATAGAATTATTCATAATGTAAAGTTCAATTCATTACTTCCTGTTGGAGAAATTAATGTTGAAAAGAAAAGAGATAAAATCCCAGTCACAGGTTTAATCCTAGACTTTTTATTTGATGTTGATTGGGAAAATGATTGTTAAAAAAATAAAACTATTATTAAAGGTGAAATAAAATGGCACGTGGATTCGGATTAACCGTTGAAGACGATTATATTAGTGAAGTACAACCAGTCGATGATGTAAATATTGACTGGTTTCAAAAAATGCCTGAAGTAAATTTTGAATTAGGAGATGAAGTAGAAACAGATGATGGTGGAGGTAGAACCGATGAAATTTTCTGGGCTGGAGCAGCCAAACCTAATGGATCTACAAGTGCAAAAGTAGACCTTCAAAGATTAACCTATTACTTGTATGGATTCCTTGATCATTACTTACATACTACTGGAGAGGATGATTTACATATACATGAATTTTGGGGAGGAGAAAACCATGAGTTACCTAGTTTCTCTGGAATTGCAATGTACGATGAACTCAAATTAGCATTATTCGGTTTACTCATTGATGGGTTAAAATTAGAAGTATCTGACGGAGCAATGGATGTTAATGTTGATTGGTTATACTCAACAGAAACTTATAGGACTCTTGAAGAAAATGAGGATTTCATCGAACCTGAAGAGTTAGTAAACAGTAAAATCCCAGTAAGATTCTATGATGTCTTTGTTTACCTGGATGGTAAAGATGGTGAGGGTTATAAAAAACCTGGTGCAACTCAAACAAGTTGGAGCATGGAAGGAAATAACAATCATGATCAAGAAGGAACAATAGGCTTAGGGTCTCGTTTCCCACAGGAACATCCTCAAGCACAAAAAAGAACAATTAATTTATCACTTGCAACAACACTCAATAGAAGATCTTATAAAACTATCATGGATGCACGTTATGGTCAAGCAGATGCACGTCAACCAGACAGATGTAGAGTTCTCACTGTTGGAATGAAATTAGAAGTAATTCAATGTGAAAACCCCGCCCAAAAACTAATTATTGAATTCCCAAATTGTACCCTTAGATCTGAATTCGATTTAAAAGGTGCAGACAGAGTAGAAGCAACATTAAACTTACAAAGTATTGGAAATAGTGAAATTACTCTTGCAGATAACACTACAAAAGTCTTCACTGATATGTATGTTCAATTAATCAATAATGTACCTGAAATGGGAGTTGATGAAACTCCCTAATTCTCAGGTGAATCCTGAAACAACAAATTTAAGTGTAACTGTAACCGATGGAACCAATCCTATTGAAGGTGCAACAGTAAGCATTGATGAAATTTCATCAACTACTGGAAGTGCAGGAGGATGTACTTTACAAGATGTACCTGAAGGAAGTCAAACAATTACTGTAATTGCAACAGGATATACTGATTACACAGATACAATAGAAGTATCAAGTTTAAATAATGAAATCACAATCATATTAGAGGAGGCATAAAATTATGGTTTTAACTGTAGAAGACATATTAAATGGAGTAGAAGAGTACAAAGAAGTACGCATTGACTCTTTAGATGATACAATGTACTTAAGACCTTTATCAAAAGGTGAATGGGAAAAAACAAACAGTATCCGACAAGAATCATTAGGAGATTATGTAACTAATGAAAAAGCAAAATCAGCTGGTGCTTATTCACGTAAACAAAGAATTGCAGATATTGAATCTAAACTTTCATTTAATATTAAAGAAAACAGTGATGCGGAATTCAAAGCTAGAGTAGATGCTATTCACATGTCTCTTAATAATCCAGGATATGAAAAACCACCTTCTAGAGAGGCAATCAAAAAATTACCAAACGATGCTTTTGATGAAATATATGAAAAAGTACGTGAAATTAGTGGTGTTTCTGATGCTGCAATTGTTGAATTAGAGGATGATGTGGACGAATTTCCTGAAGACTGAAGAGGCACAGGAAATAATACTGCTTGATTATAGGGGTTATCCTTTAGCAACAACACAACGAAATCTAACTTATGCTCAACGATTATTCATTTTAAAAGGAAGAGCAAAATTGGATAAAGAGATAGCTGAAGCGGAAGAAAAAGAAATGAAAAAACAAAGAAGGAAAATGAGATAGAGGAGTATACTAAATTTTTTTTAATTTTTAGTATACTCCTCTTTTTTTTATTCAAAAAGAATTAGGTTAAAAAGGAGGTGGACAAGGTAAAATGGCAGCACGTGAAATGATTGAAATCATACTCAAAGCAGAAGACCAAGCAAGTCAAGTTTTCAAACAAAATGAAGAAAATGTTAAAAGATTTGGTGATGCAGCAAAACAAGCTAATCAAAAAGCAAGTCAATCAGCTCAAATGACAAAACAACAACTTACTAATTTATCCTCTCAAATCAAAAATGTTGCTGTTTCAACAAATTCTGTTACCAGTAAAGGGGCAAGTCAATTTCAGAGATATAATAAAAGTGTTCAGGATAGCATTACTAAATTCAATATGTTAGATAAAGAGACTCAAGAATGGTTAACTAGATTATCTAACGCACATAATCCTAAAATATTCTATGAATTAAATAAAGGCTGTCAAGATGCAGTTTCCAAATTCCACTCTTTAGATGATGTGACTAAAACATGGTCTGGAAGTCTTGATTATAGTAGATCCAAATTGCAATTACTCGGAACCAACACTGACAGTTTACGTGGTAAGATCCAAGTTGTAGGTAATGCAATTCCAACATATTTAGGCTCAAAATGGGATGGATTAAAATCTAAAGTCTCAAGTTTTGGAGGATTTATTAAATCTAATCTTTCAAGTGCATTATCAACAGTAAGGTCAAAAATAGCAAGTTTAGGAAATGCTTTCAGTGGTTTGGGAGGTATTGCATCTTCAGTGTTAGGTGGAATTACTCTAAAAGGATTATCAGATATGACTATTGGAGCATCCATAAGCCGTGACAGAATTCACTCTTTGTCTAATGCGTTGTTAAATGCAGATACTACTATGGTTAAATTAAATGGCACATCTGTGAGCTTGTGGGACAAGATGGATGCTGACACTAATTCGTCTCTTGTTTCTTTAGATCAACTGGCTCAGTCACTTTCTGTAGTGAAACAGATGACTGGGGCAACTGGAGACCAATTATCCAACATGGAAGGTATTGTACTTAATTTAGGTCAAAGAGCAATTCTCATGGGGAAAGAAGGTGAGGATGCAATGACAGTAATGCAATCTGCTGGAAAAGGACTCAATGGAGAATTTGAAACACTTAAAGAAAATTTTGGTATTACTAAAGATAAACTCAAGGAACTTGGATGGGATGGTTCAGCAGAAGATATTGCTGGGTATACATCAGCATTACAAAAAGCACTTGATCAAAGTGGAGATGTTTCTGGCATGATGGATACCACACATGGTAAATTAACCAGTTTGAAGAAAATGTGGAGTGTTGCTGGAAGAAGTATTGGAGAGGATTTCAAGCCTTATCTTGATCAAGCATTAACCTCTCTCTTGAGTTTCCTTGATGCAGATAGTGATGGTGCATTAGACCAAAGGGGTAAAAAATGGATGCAATATGCTTATGGTGCAATGGCTGTTGCTAGTGGTTTTGCTACTCTTGCTCCAAGTATTGCCCCAGCATTATCCGTATTAGGTAGCCTTGCAGGTGCAACTAAATCAGCATTAGTATTCTTGGGTTTGATGACTGGTGCTGAAGATGCATTAACTATTAGTACGTTAGCAAATACTATTGCTGAAAAAGCTAATGCAATTGCAAAAGATACTCAGGCAGCAGCCACAGTTGCAGCTATGACTGCTAATGAGGGCTTTTTATCTAGTGTTTTAGCATTGAATGTAGCATTACTTGCAAATCCAATTACTTGGGTAGTCATTGCATTAATTGCTTTAGCAGCTGCTGTATATGAAGTAGGGAAATATTTCGGATGGTGGAAGGATATTCCTAGTATGTTAAGTGCTGTTTGGAGTGGAGTAAATAGGTTATGGAATGCATTTATTAATCATCCTGACGTTCAGGCTGCTCTTCAAGCTATAGGTAGTGGTTTATCATGGCTTGGAGGGCAAATAATGGGAGCTATTAAATCTGTTCTTCAATTTTTCAATGTCAGTACTGGAGATAATTGGGATGTTGTTTCTACTATAATTCATGGCATTGGTGATGCATGGAATGGTTTGAAAAGTGTTATTGGTACTGTTGTTGGTGTTTTCCAAGCTATTTATAATGCCGCTCTTCCTATCGGTCAAGGTATTTACAATGCTTTAAAACCAATTGTTTGTATACTCCTTGGATGTAGTCCGGGTATTGTTCCTGCTTTACAGAAAGTTCAAGAAGTATTCTCTACTGTTTGGAATGCAATTGCAGGATTTATTGGTGGAGTGATAACTACTATTGTAACTGCTATTCAACCGATTATTGATATTCTCTCAACAATTGTTAATTTTTACTTGTCTAGCTTCATTTACGCATGGCAAACTTTAATAATGGTATTCAATATTGTTTCAACTGCTTTGACTATGTTAATTAATACATTTACATTGTTTTTAAATGGTCAAATTAGCTTACAAACAATGTTGACTATGATTTGGACTACTTTATCTCAAATGTTTGCTTTAGTATTAACTACCATTATTAATAGAGTACGGTCTTGGGCAGCAAACATTCTTGCGAAAGCAATTAGCGCTGGTAGAGGATTTGTTAGTGGAGTTATACGTTTTGTTAGTGGTTTGCCTAGTAGTTTTGCTTCTTATTTAATAGATATTATTGGTCGTATTGCTAGTGCTGGTGCATCATGGATTTCTACTGCAATTAGTAAAGATTCTGAAATGGTAAGTGGAGTAATCAATAATGTTAGTCAATTGCCTGAAAAAGTTTATACTGAATTTATGAACATTGGATCAAGAATTATGGATGCTGGTAGTGAACTTGTGCAAAAGGCTACTGAAATTGGACAAAATATTGTGAATGGGTTATTAAATGCAATGGGTATTCATTCACCAGGTATTATTCAAGAGAGTGTTGTTACTGAGTTTGTCAATATGATTACTCGTGTTGGAGATAAAATTAAGTCAGCTTATGATACTGCTAAAACAATGGGGGAGGCTATTGTTGAAGGATTTGGTAATCCAACACTTGAAACTGATACAAGTAATATATTGCCTAATGAAGATGCTTTGAAAACTAGCATTGGTGTTCAATCAGAATTATCACATCCTATGGAAAATACTTCAAATGTAACTCCGACTATTGATAATAGTGCGGTTGATGAGGGTAATGCTAATGTTATCAGTTCTTATGATAATCTTGCTTTATTAACTGGAAATGCTTTGCAACAAATGATTATGAAAGACCAATTAGCTTATCAAACTATTAGAAATAATGATACTGCTCAATTATCTGCGATTACTGCTAATTTGCAGAATAAGATGTCTATAATGACTAATAATGTTCGTACAAGTATGAATACTATGGTTGCTAAAAACAAATCTGGTTTAACAAGTGCTAAAAATACAACTAATGCTCAATTGAATAGTATGGTTGCTAAAACTAAATCTGCTAATTCTATCATGATTAAATCATGGGGAATTATGAAAGATGGTATTATTAGTGCTGCTAATAAAATTAGGTCAGATAGTACAAAACATTTTGATGATTTGAGTAGAACTATTGGTTCTTTTTATAATAAATTGAGAAATCCTAGTCAATGGGGTGCAGGAGGCCCGTCAAGTGGTAAACCTCATACAATCCCTAGATTAACTAGAAAATCTGGAAATGGGTTTAATAAGATTACTAATGCAATTCAAAATGCAAATTTACCAAAATATATGAGTTTAAGTCAAGTTCGTAATAATCCATTAATTGAAAATGGTAATTTTGGGGATTATATAACTCGTGACCGTAGAAATAATAAGTTCAATGTTGCGGAATTACTTAAATATGGTGTTATTCAGGTAATTGGTAAAGGTGCAGGTGCTTATGATGATATTCCATTTCCAAATATTAAGTTAATTAAAGACACTAGTAATGAATGGGATATGAAAGGACCTCTTGTAGGAAGATATCAAACCAATAAAGGGTTTAAAGTTAAAGATTTCCTTAATGGTGTTCCTAATATTAGTTTTAGTGAGTTCCAAGGTATCGCAGAAGATGTATTCGGACAAACACAATATGAATTTTATTATGATGATGACCACCATGGTAACTGGTTAAATGCGTTTAATGCTGGAAGTATGAATTGTAAACATGGTGCCGAAGCATTAATTGCATTAGCATCTGTTTTCGGATTTAGCGGAGAAATGGTTCATGGTCATTGGAATCAATTCGGCCATTACTGGGCGAATATTGCAGGTCACAAAATGGATGTAACCGGATGGCAACAACGTAGAACTTGGACTCCAAGTGCTAGTGCAGGGCCAGCTCCAAAAAGTTTAGGTTTCAAAGATCTCATTGAGGCTCTCAAAGATTTATTAAGTGATGATCCAAAACCAAACGGTGACAGTATGAGTAATAATAGTGAAGGTAAAACAATTTCTGGAGAGTTCACTATAACTCATGAATTTAAAAATCTTCCAGATCATGTTTCTGCTGAAGATGTTGCAAGGTATGTTGAAAAATCAGCTACAAATGAGAACATTCTTAAAAAAATTGCTCAACATCCAGCTTTTCAAAGATATGATTTAAAAGAAAAATTGAGACTTGAAAAAAAATCAAATAGAGCAAAAGGAGTGTAAAAACGTATGGAAAATATAATATCTATACCCCAAAGAATAAGAGGGATGGGAAATATTGTTAAATCCCATGGAAGTAGTGATTTCACTACTTTCAACACTCAACTTTTTAACAGAGGTTCAGAAATAATTGATGATAATAATAGGTCTGTTTTTCAAATGGAATATAAGAATGACCAAATATATTTCTTAGAATATCCTACAAAAATTATTTCACAAAAAAACTCTCAAATTAAAGGAATTGTAAAAAATAATCTTGGAGAGCCAATTACTGGGGCTACAGTTAGATTATATATTATAAATCCTCAAAATCCAACGGAGTATTTTGAAGGTACTACTAATAATCAAGGTATTGTAACTTTTGAAACAGAATTATTAAATTTACTACCTATAGATTATCAGATGTATTTAGCATATAATAATTCTAAATCTGGAAAAATATTAGTTTCTTGTATTGAATTAGGCAGTATTGATTGTCCAGATTTTGTTGTTTTATGTAAAGATGAACAAATTTCAATTCCAGTTACAATAAAAGACTCTCTTGGAAAACCAGTTAGTGAAATTCCTATAAATGTGTTTTTACAAGGTGAAACTCAAAATTTCACAACAGACTCTTCAGGTAAAATTTCTATTGATTATACTGGAAATGAATTGGGAGATGTGCAAGCAACAGTGAGCTGTGGTAGTTTTGAATCCTATTTTATTATCAATGATTGTAAACTTTACATGTATGATGGTAATTCAAATGGACATTCTGATAGGATTATCACTCATAGTAAATTTTTAAGACCTGTTTTTCAAAATGAAGGATTTAAATTATCCTCACCTTCAGAAGTGTCTTATGGAACAAATTTAGGCAGTACTACCGCTACAACTAATTATGTTGGTGAAAGTTTATATGGAGACATTAGTGATGGAAGCTTTGAATTTACATATTTAAGTGGAAATTCGTCTTATCCTTTACGATTTAACATTATTGGGGATACAGAGGATTATGTCCTAAGAATATATGCTAAAAACGGAGAGTATAAATTTGTTTCCGATAGCACAACAACAATAAATGAAACTTTATCCAAAGGAGATAAGTTTAAAATACAAATTTTTGAGGGGTATATAACAGTTTACAAAAACAATGCGAAAATTTACATGAAAAACATTCCTGCTTCTAAATATGCAGGCGGTTTTTATGTTGAAAAAGGGAAATATGCTAATTATGATAAATTCATGATAAAAAATACTGTAGTTACTGTTACAGAGCTTTTTAAAACAGCATTCTTAAGAAAAGGGGTTAATCAATTGGTAAAAAATTTAAATTACACTAACAACGAACTAAAATTTTCAACTATTGATGTTGAAGACATTAGCAGTCCCGATGATTTAGAAGGTGTTGTTTATAGTTTAAGAAAGAATGATTCAACGGGCAATATAAAATTTGACCTTTTATATGGTTTTGAAAATACTTTACAAAGCCTTGAAACTATTAAATCAAAAATAGAAAATGCAGTTACTAATTTAACATACAATCAAACTACAAAGGATATTAATTTTGACATAGTGGGTGATTTAGATGTCTGAAACTTTAATGAACGTGCTTACAGAAGTTAAACAAGCAATTTATGGTGAGGATTATAATGTTTCTTCTGAAGCAAAATTTAACTTTGCAATAATAAATAAAACAGAAAATAACTTAAAATATGAAGAGTTATGGATATTGTCCAATGCGGATTATGATTATGATGCAAAAAGATTTGTAAAAATAGATCCAACTCATGCAAGTTTTGGGATTCAAATTCAAGCGAATGGATCTTATCCCGGCGAGGCGGAGTTAGGGTATATGGATAATGTTGGTGTGAATATTTGGAGAAATCCTATAAAAACTGATGCATTCAAAGATACAAATTCTTTTGATTACACTGATTGGGATTCAAAAAATCATATTGGTGCAAAAAGATTATCTAACAACAAATGGGTGGAATTCGGTATTGCTACTGGTTGGAACAATTCATTCATGGTGGATTCATATGGTGGAATGACCATCGGGGGGGCTGGTTTTGAAGTGGATGGAAACGGAATATATCCTTACACTCGTTTAACTAGTTCCGCATATACAGAAGGGAATAATGTGTATTATCTTTTAGGATTGCTTGATAATGCGTATCATCCAACTTCTACAGGATGGGATTGTGATAGTAATGAGTTTTATTCATGGTTCGTTGGTTTTAAGTTCCCTCATAAGACTGGAACATATCTTAAAAAAGATTCGGAACATGCAAAGTTTGTTGTAATGTACAATGATAATGATAATGCTGATTTAACAGATGTTCATAATCTGAATGTGAGTGATTGGCATGTTGTTTTTGAAACTGATATTTCAACTACAAAAGGATTGGTTGATGGAGTTTTAACAGAATTTGCAGCTAAAAATCATAGTCATAATTCTTTAGAAAATAGATTAACTGCATTAGAAACTGATAGTGGATGGGTTGATTTATCATTAACTGGTAATTTTTATAATTTCTCCCAAAATGAACCTGCCCAATATAGAAAAATAGGAAAGATTGTGCATGTTAATGGTTTAATCGCATTGAATGGGAATCTTACAGCTGGTTCAGAATGGGTAATTGCAACATTACCTGCTGGATATAGGCCGTCTAAAAATTTTTCTTTTGTATGTGAATTAAATAATAATGCTAATTTGTGGACTTGTATTGTTAAAACAAATGGGGAGATTACATTTAATCGTTTAAGAGATGAAACTGGATTCATTGACGGTGTTCAATGGACAGATACTCTTAAGCTAGATGTAACCTTTGTAATTTAAGAAGAGATGTGATATTATGGCTTCTCAAACTAGATATGCGGGGACAATTACTCAATCAGGAAATGTCTTATTCTCTGATTTGAAAAATTTAAAAAATAGTAATAATTCTTATGCAACTTCTGGACTTTTGGGTGGTACAAATAATCCTCAACCTGCGAGAATAGTTTGTTCTAACTTTGGGTTCAATATTCCTACAAGTGCAAAAATAACAAGCATTAAAATTGAATATGCACATAAAAAAGTAAGTGTTACAAAAACGGTAGGTGATACTATATATAGTGGTGACCCTTCTATCAATGCACCTAATATTTATTTAACTCACTCTTTAGGTCAAGCTGTATATAATCCTTTACGTGGAGCTACACCGACATTAACTTTAAAAGAAAAAAAGGTTTCATGGAATGGAAAATTTACTTTAAAGACAAGTACTCCTATTTCAGTGAGCACTAAGAGTCTTCCATCCGTAACAACAACTTACAAACTTCCAAAGGCATCGACAATTAACAATTCAAATTTTGGGGTTTATTTCCAGTATTCTGTAAATAAAAAAGTATATTTCGGAAAATTACTTTTAAAATATATTAAAATAACTGTAAATTTCACTCCTGCTAAATTCAATTTAATAGCCGAAGACCATACTTCTCAAGAAGATCATATACCGGGTAAAATATGTACAATAACTCTTGATTTAATAAATAAAGCAAGAACGGGATACTCGCCACAAGTTAAAATTACATTGCCCGAAAATTGTGTTTTTGAAGAAAGTCTAAGCCTATTTGGAAAATTATCAAAAAAAGGAGATAATGTATATTTATGGAATACTGGCATAGGAGATAGTAGTAATGCCTCTTTGACATTAAAAGTATATTTTACAAGTAATGGGGATTTTAATTTAAATTTTGTTTATCCTAGTGCAGGAAGTACTGGTGAATTAGAAGATATTTCAACAAATCTTGAAGTTCATATTAACCCTACTCCAGTAAATAATATTGAAGAGGAACAAATTGAACAGACAATTTATGCAAAGCAAAATAATAATTTTGAAGTGAATTTACAAATATCTCCTGCTTTATTAACTCAAATTTCTAATGTCAAAGTTATTTCTGACCAAAATATTCGATTTAATAATAGTAATGTGGGTAGTACTTCGGTTGTGATTCCTTCAATAGATTTTAATGCTGATGGGTCGTATGTTCTCCCATGTAATACTAGTTATACAGGAATAGTGCATCTTTTTGTTTCATTTGATAATACGATTAATGTAAATGATCCTAGTTTTATTGTTAAAGTTATTCCTGAAAATTTCACACATCCTATTGCTAGTATTCTTTCATTTTCTGATGAGGAACTTGATAGGTTAGCTGATGGTTATACTTATACTGTAGAATCATTTTTAAAAGTAATTTGTGATTTAGAAAACGTAGATTTATTTTCAGATTATTATACGAATTTCCGGTTAGGAATATTTAATCAAATTATTCCTGAAGGGACACAAAATGTTACTGAATATATTTTGGATCATACTACTAAATGGTCTAGTGCATTAACTGTTTTAAATGCATGGGAGGAAAAAACAGTAGATTTTACTTACAGTGAAGGTAATCCATTATATGTAATTGTTACTGGTGATTTTGATAATAATCATCCTGAAGAGTTATCTATTGCCTTTTCTGATATAGCTATAATTGAGAATTATGAGGGTTATGAAAGTCCAGGTAATTTTTTAAAACCAATTAGGGATTTAGTACATGATGGTTCTAGTACTATTAATATTGATAATTTTCAATTTGGAAATCCATTAACTTTATTTGACTTTGATTTTGCAGATAATTTTGGAACTTCTGATGATTTTGCAGTAAGAGGTATTGAATGTAGGTTGAGAGTTGAAACAGATAATTCTTGTGTTGTTTTAGCAAAACTTTCTGACGGTCATGGTAAAACTGGAGAAAGAAGTGTATTGGTTAACCCTGGTGACGAAAATTATATTAGTCTAGGTGAAACTTTTGATTTATGGGGTTTTACAGTTACGGAAATGATTAATCTGGAAAATTGGGAGTTAGAATTACAATTACAGAATGTATTTGCTAGTGAAGATGGTAATGTTGAGATAACTATTAGTGATGTTCAGTTAATTGTTCATGGTTTGTCTGTTCGTAAAAGTGTTTTTAATATGATTGTTGAAGGGGAAAACATGAGAAATTATGGAATGTTTATTCGGGATATAAAATTACGTCCTGGAATCAAATATGATGCGAAATACTTTGAAGTTGAGGGGTCTGATATAAATTCGCCTTCACGAATGAATATTGACATGAAAGAAGCCGAAATTGAATTTCGTATTATAGGGTGCAATCTTCAAGAAACTACTGCTTTGTTGCGTGAAATCGCAAAAATATTAAACAATGACCGTGATGAATTAAATCAACCTATACCTAAACGTGTTGAATTTAGTCACATTCCTGATTTTTATTATAATTATGTTCTTGAAGATCCAATTGATGATGATATTAAAACAACTAATTATTCCTTGAAAATTAAATTAATTATTTATGAAGGCACCTCATGGGCTACAGAAGATACAATTACTAATACATCTGGTTCTAATAGTGGGATTACAAAAGTTAATCCAGTTATTCAGATTATTCCTTTGACCGAAACTGTTGAAATTACAGAAAACATACATGACCAGCATTTTTCAATGACTAATGATAATTTCAAGAATACTAATGTTATTGAAATCGACTGTGCTGATCAAAAAGTGTATTTTAAGGAAACTGAAGATTCCGAAGTAGAAGATATTACTAATCTAGTGGATTGGGATGTTGATTGGTTTATTTTGTATCCCGGTGAGTTTTCTTTTGATGGAAATAATACTTGTATAATTCAAAATGTAATTTATACTGAAAGAGGTGCATAA